AAAGCCCAATAAAGATGTGCCAAGCTGAGCAAACATTATTGTCATTGCTGTTAGGGCCATCTTTAACTTCTTACTATCGATCATAGATAGAGCAATAATAGATAGAGTTAATAGACCCAGGGCAGCAGCAATCTTTAACAAAGTGTCCGCTTTTAGAGACGTCTGCCAAGCCATAAGACTTCCTTTAACACCATCCAATACTCCCTTAATGCCAGAAAAAGCATCTGATCCCTTGTTAATGAATTTACGTACAGCTAAAAGAACTCCAGCAAAGAGACCACCATTGATAATAGCGAACACCTTTTCAGGATCGAAATTATCAAGAGCTAGCATAATCTTATCAATATACTTACCAGCTCCTTCGGCTATGACACTACCAAGTTTTAGGAAGGTTGGACCAATCTTTGTTAAGACCAAACCAATTAACGCAATGAACTTTCCTGCCGTTTCGAATATCTTACGAAGTGGTTCAAAACGAATCTTTAAATCATCAAAGAAGGTTGATATACCACCTAATTTAATATTCTTTAAAGATTCAACACCACCCGAAAGAGAGGAAAACAACCCCTTAATAAAATCGATTACTGGTGCGATCGCCTTGCCAACAGCCATTATAGCTACTGTAAAACCATCGGTTCCTTTTAGCCCATCTCGCAACTTAACAATAAAGTCGCCAACTCGAGCTAAGAGATCAGAGAATCCTCCAATGGTTGGACCCAAATTACCAGTTAATCCAAACAAAGCCTTACCTAGGGCAGAAATAGCCATAACTCCAATGTCTAGAAAGGCAAACAAACCTTTAAAGATTCGTTTTAGGTTATTTGCGCCCTTTTCTCCTATTTTGAATCTTTCTGTCAGATTCTTCAAACCAACAGTCAGATTGAAAAGTTGTTGTGCCGTGATAGGAGGGAAGATCTCTCTTAGCGCCTCCTTTACCGGTTTAACAATAGCAAGAACTGCTTCAAAGGCATTCTTAACAGAAGCAATTAATGTGTCCCGTCCACCTAAGTCTTTCCATGCCTGAAGCAGGTTATTACGAGCATCAGCAGAAGCACCAAGCATTCCTCCAATAACATCGTTTATTCGAGTTAATGTCTCCTTCGCCTCTCCGAAATCACCAATGATAATCTGCCAGGTCTTAGCCCAACCAGATTGAGCCGCTTCTTTGAGAGTACTGAATAATTGAGTGAATGTCTTAACTTTGGTGGCCGCATCATTAGCAACCTGCCCAAGTTTAATAATTGATACAATTTGTTCTTCGCTGTATCCCATTGTTCTAAGCTGGTCTTCGTTGAGATCTCCGGTGAATTTGGCTAGTGTTTCGGTCAGGATATCACTTGTAAGCCAACCCTTTTCCAAAGTATTTCTAAAAGAGCCCTCATCCTTGATCATCTGATCAATACCCACTCCATGCAGACGAGCGGTCTCTTTTAGTGCATCTTGAAATACCGCACCACCCATACCAGCATTCACAACTGAATTCCAGTCCATCAGTTTAACGGTACCCGAGGCAAGAGCCTGGGACAATTGATACATGGCTGTACTTGCCTGATCAGCCGTTGAACCAGATACAGCAGCAAGATTGGCTATACCTTTGATAGCGGATACAGCTGTATCAAGATCGATACCAGCAGCAGTAAACGTACCAATATTCCTCGCCATCTGTTGAAAATTATAGATGGTCTTGTCGGAGTATTCGTTTAATTGATCTAAGGCTTCGTTTACTTGGTCGAGAGTCGTTCCTTTACTAGAAGTATTAGCTAAAACGGTCTGAATACTTCCCATTAATGTTTCGTATTCATCAAGACCCATTTTTATTGGATCGACAGTCAAAGCTTTAACAATCCTAGTTCCGGCTTGAATAGCGGCATTAGTCATATTAACTAATGTTGTAATCGCGATAACGCCCATAGCAGAAAATCTACTGGCAATATGATTAACACCATCTGCTATTGAACCCAAATTAACATGCTGCGCGGCCGCCGTGATACCAGCAAAACCTTTAGCAGCATTTTCAAAGTTGAGACCCTTTTTAAGTTTATCAATAGTATTTAAACTATTCCCCACACCTTTTTCAAACTTATCGTTTTCGAACGACATCTCAACAATTCGTTTATCAATAGTATCGCTCATAGACTAATCACCTCCTTCCATAAATTTTCCGCAATTTTATCAAAGATAGGTTTTATTGCAGGATTGATAAAGTCTTTCCCCTCAACAAAGGAACCAGATTTAGTTCCATGTCCGTATTGAAGGAGAATGACAATGGGAATCCCATCCACCATATTTGAATTAGTCCAATATATATCAAACCCATTTCGTTTTGTAAGGATTTGATAGTCCCAAGAATTGGCAGTTAAACCACTATCCTTGGGGGTAGCAGAGGAGAGCACTCGAATTCCTTCTCTTCCATATTTTTCAAATATGGGACGATATTTCTTGTCCTTCAAACCCCTAAAAAATTTTTCGGTTAAATCAAAATTACCGCGATGTTTAAAAGTAATCAAATCAACCTCCTTTTTACATTAGCCAGGGGTATTATACCTTAACTTTCGAGCTTCGTTTAACGCTCTGTTCTGACTAAGTAGCTCCCTACGATTGGCCTTCTTTGGCGGCTGATTCTTAATGTTGCAAACATTGATCAACGTTAATAGACGATTGAGATGCCATTTTTGACACTCAAAAGGTATATTAAAAGAAACCATCCAGTAATAAATAATTTCTGACGTAACAGTCTCTTTATTGATCGTTTGTCTTTCTTTACGGAAAGTTGTTGCTGTCATAGGAGCATCAATATATTCCGCTATTTTATTGATGTTCTCTTGTGTTATGAGATTATAGAAATTGGGATCAATATTTTGAGTGATAGTCATCGCTCGAATATAATCCAAAGTTTCTTCTGTGGTTTTATCTGTTTTTGTCAAAAAAGGTTTGCACCATTTGGCTTCCCACTTCGATAAAGAAACGAGAGAATGCTCCAATTGCAATTCTTGTTCTTTCGATTGAGTAAATTCGTTAAGAGTTTCATCAAAAAGCTCGATTGAAGGAATTATAATCTTTAGCATCTCTCGCCTCCTTTGTATTTTCGTTTATTGTTCTTACTTCTGTGATGGTACGATTGCGTTTATAAACTTAGCCGCAGCATCAGCATCTGTAGCCAATTCCATAAATAGCTGACTATATGCCTCTGTTTGAGAAAATGCCTCCGACAGTTCTTTGCTTTTTATAAAGCGTTTTCCATCTGCAGACTTCTCTCCATATGCCTTGAGAATGGTCTCTTTGAATAGTTTAATAATCTCAGCACCATTCTTCGCAGCCACAATCTTTTCAATCATTTTAACAAGGCCGCCCTCAATAGACAGTTCCATCTCAGTAACTTCAGCCTTGGTTAGGTTGAAATGAAATATTTCTGTTCGTTCAACGTCATCATAATCGACGTAAGTAATTTGTTGTTTTAACATTGTTAATCTCCTTTCAAAAATGACAAGGGCTCTACTCAAGTTGAATAGAGCCCTTTTTACTTTTTCTGTTCTCTTGTGTCTCTTATGGTTGAGCCATCAGGGTGATGACTTCGTCCGGAAGAGGCAGACGACCGGTGGTTGCCGGAGTCACGCCGTACAGAATAACTTCCAAAGCGGCGAGATCGACAGGATCGGTCTGCGTCGAATCAATAACGATAGACGCCGTAGGTTTGAAACCCGTTACCGGTACAGGGGTCGTGGTCATTTCCCAGCTAAAGGTGATCGCTTCTGGTGATTCGTTGATTGTCTGATAACCCTTTTCAGAAGGCGATACCATACAACCATAAATCAAGTGAAGTTTGTATCCAAACGCTTGACCGGAAACATCATTTCCGATGATCGTTCGATAGCAAAGACCAAAGGCTGTTCTGTTCTGTTGACCAATGAACACTCCGGGCTCAGGTTCGGCAGAACCATCACATACACCAAATTCATCGGGATATGTGAAGGCCTCGATAGTCGCGCCGAACTCTTCCGCAGAAAGAAGGTTGAGATATTTAATGTTGTCGGCAAATTGAGGGTTCGCTTCAGCACCAGAAGGACTTTCTGTCACAGCAGTAAGACCGTTCCAAGCCACTCCAACTGGATACGTCCCTAGAACTGGGTCTTGAACATATAGAACGCCATGATCAACCCCAGTTTCGTAAATTTTTTCGCCAACATCATCCCATACGATAAGTTGTGCCATATTTTTTTCTCCTTGTTAGAATAAGATGTTAAACACATCATGATTAAGAGCTTCAGAAGTGAAATGCCGATCAAAAACGCATTGCGGTAGTGCCGCTATTTTATCTGGAATATCACTATCTGGATTCGCATCGATCACGGTCACCGAATATTGCTTCATGAGCAA